CGCTGATTCTCCTGCGTCTGCTTGAACTGCTCTTCTTGCATGTCGATCTGACGACCCTGCTGGCGGTCTGCCATCTTCGCCTGTTCGATCTGACCTTGCTGAGAAATTTTCGCTTGATCCAACTGCACGCGAGCTTGATTGTACTGCGACTGTTCTTGCAGACGTTGCTGCTGAACTTGCGCGTTGAGTTGCGCAATTTGCATGCTGTTGTCTGGCGGCATTGGAGGTTGCGGTGCGTACTCTTGTGCAGCTTGCGCCATTGCTTGCAGCTCTTGACCGAATTGACCAAGTTGCTGTTCGATGAGCTGTTGAACCTGCAAAATGAGTTCAACCTGTTCCGCTGCTTCCTCTTCAATCTTGCCTTCACGTTGCGCACGGTCAACTGCGTTGTGTGCTTCTGAAAGGTAGTAATTTAAAAGGTGGTCGCGCAAGTGGATCGCCATTGGGTAAATCACGCTCTGCATAATCACTGGGTTAGAACCGAACAACGGTGACTTCATGAACGCCATGTGCGTCATAATGTGAGCCATGTGGTCTTGTCGTGGCAACACGTAAAGCGGTCTGCCCATTGCGCCAGCTACGTTCTCACTGACAGGATCCATGTCTTCGCTAGCAGCAATCGGCTGCAAGACTTCATCTCCAGGAACCTTCATCGCACGCAAGAACATCTCTTCAACCTTGCGCGGATCGTACATTTGCGGCATCATTTGTGCTCGCTGCATGATCGCTTGAACTTGCGCAAAGCGTTGTGTCTCACTGAAGATCTGTGGATCGCTCACTGGAACGATGTCCATTGGACCATCAAAGTCACTTGGGTCGATCTTGAAACCGATTTCGTCGTACTCAAGATCCTCTTCAGTCAAATACGCGCTGTTGAGGCGGTGTAAGATTTTGAAACACTTTTCCATCGAGCTGTGCAGACGCGAGTGAATCGAACTGAACACAACCATGCCCTGCTCGATCAACGCCATCGTCGTTCCAACAGGTTGGTTCGGGTTCTGGTCTGACAACTTCTCGAACGATGTCTGCACGACACCTTTCCCTGCGTCAATCAGGAAGCCCAACAACTGGAACAACACAGGACTTGGTCCATTGAACGGCAACGGCATAGCAATCTTGCGTACGTCGTCGATCATAGCTCCACCGTCCATCTCAACCACCTCAGTTGGCTGAACGTTAATGGTCTGACCGTTTGGACCACCTTTGAGCTTCAACAACGTAGGCACGTTCTGAATGTGTGCACTGTCAAGCAAAGCACGCAACGCTCCCGTGGCAGCTCCGCTCAATCCGCCAATCATGTGCGTCAGCCCAATCGGATAAGCACCGCGCCAAGGAACAAATGGAAACTCAACAATCCAATCGAGCTCATTGCGCAATTTGTCATCAGGCTCCCAGTTGCGGTACAATGCAAGCGGCAACTCCGATGTTTTGTCAATGCTCAGGATGTAAGGCTCAAGTCCGTCTCCGAAGTCAAGGTGAGTGTAAACTTCGAAGATGGTTCGTAGACCGTCCTCGTTGTAACTGCTTTCTTTGCGCCCTTCGATCTTGTCGTTGGCGATTGAGGACTTGCTATACTCAGGGTCGCCAGCGTATCCAAGGTCAACGTCAATGTACATTTCTGACTTGACTCGTCGACCGTACTCCATCTTTGTAATGTACTGGACATGGGTCTTGCGCTCCGCAGTGTAAAAGTTTGTTGCGGCGAACGGCAAATAAACATCGTCGATCGGCACAAACTCAGACATAGGTCTGCGACGCTGTGCGTTCCACATGAACTTCATGTATTGACCGCCGCCGAGAGGCAACTGTGTTGAAAGCTGTTCAAGCTCAGAGCGGAACTCAACCATCTGTTGCGTGGTCTGCCAGTTCATGAAGTCAGCTTTGCGTTCTGCCTTGTCGACTTTATTCTTGTCTTGCTCACCGTAAATCTTGGTCTTCACTGGACCGTTGGACGGGAACACCTCTTTCATAAAGCGTGCAGAGAAGTCAACACAAGCCTCGACCAACATTGGGTGAACTACCTTGTTCGCACCGCTGAACTGCGCTCCTCCAGGAGCATCATCGCCCAAACCAGTGCGGCGTAGACCTTCTTCGTACTGCTTGTCACGCTTTTCACGTGCTTCTTTGTCCTTGCTGATCTTGTCCATAAGGTCATCAACAGCATCAGACAGCAAACCTTGGTCGACTTCTTCGACGATGTTGGCAAAATGCTCTAGGTTGCGCCTTGCGTCCTCTTCATTCTCCATTCGCAGGACAGCACCGCCATCGTCTGTGTCCTCAACATCTGGCAGTTCATCTTCTAGCGAGACGGTTTCACCTTCTTGTTCAAGGTCGTCGTCTTCATAATCGTCCATCTCAGCCATATGTGCCTACTCCTAGTCGATCAACGATCGCATTGATCGCGTCTGGGTTGAATTTGCGGTAGCCGCCTTCAGCGTAATTCTGTACTTTATTAACAATTTCGGCAACCCTTTTGTTATCGTACATCCGTACCTGACCGCCTTGTGCGTAATCGTTCAGTCCATCGTCGCCATAATCAAGACCTTCGTTCGGATCGTAATTCTCTGGCCATTCGTCGCCAACTTTCTGTTGATATGGCTCGATCGTCTCGAGCAATTCGCCTCTTATTATGAAACGCTTGTCGAAATCGCCTTCTTGCTTGGCAATGGTGAACGCTTGCTCTGCATCGTCTCCCAAAGATGTTAGCGCGTCTTTCAAATCATAAAGAGCGTCGGTCATGTTACCATAGCGCGAGTCGGTGTCAAACAACCCATACATTCTCAAGTCGCCAACAGTTTCATAATCTGCTGCATTCTCGTTCAAGAAGTTTTGAACTTGTCTCGTGATCTTCTTGCGGTATTCAGGGTCACGCTTTGCGTATTCTAATGCGCGTTCACTGTCGAATGTGTTCCCGACTGGCTTGATCTCATCTATGACGAGGAAGTCACCGTCTATAACAACATCAATGTCGTTTTCATCAATGAAGTCCTGCACATCGCTAGGCTCCCACCCACGATTGCCATATTGTGCCATGAAAGCGTCATATTGATCTTGCGTGAAATTGTCCAGTGCGCTGTTAGCGTCTGTTCTCACAGAAATCTGAACGTGTGGACGACCGTCGTTGTCTAGCAATGCAACCAATCTGCCGTCTCCAGAACCGTAGTTCTGTGCCATGCCTTCACCCATTGTGCACCAACCACCAGCTTTGCCAACGGTCGTACACGCAGCCATGCCTTCGTCAACAGCTTCTGGCAGATCAACCCACTTGCCGCCTTTGTCTCCAACAAAAGACAAGTCCAAGTCAGTCTCTGCGCGAACAGCATTGTTCAAGTTTTGAATCATTCCTTCGCGTTCTGCTTCTGCTGCAGACATCGCTCGGAACTCATTGATCTTCGCTACGTGCCTCGACGCCTTTTCCAAATCCATCTGCTGCAGCTGCTCAGGCGTCAGCTTCAAGTTGTCTGGCAAGTCAGCGTTGTTGTTCAAAGCGTTGCGCATCTCGTCAACCAAGTGCGGCATGTCGAAGTCTCTGCCGAAATTTTCAGCTTCATACAAACCGTAAACTGAAGTGTCTGGTGGAACTTTCAACAGCCAAGGCTCTTGCGCAATGAAACGATCTGCATTGTATTGGTCTGTTATGAGATCGCTTGCAGAGTCTCTCACTAAGAAATTATCAGCCGTGCCTTCCCACATTTTACCTGCGTCGTTCGTTGCGTCTTTGCTGATGCGGTCAGGAGCATACTGACTTTCATAATAATCAATGTTGAAGTTCAGGCTGTCTGGTGCGGTGTACAACTTGCCTTCTTCAGCCAACTTGCGCATTGGGTCGTTCGGCGTTCCGAAATCGTTTTTCAAATACTTGCGCAGACGCTTGTCAATCCAGCTCTCCAGAGCAGCGTCTTTTTCCAATCGAGTGCGAGCGCGTCCTGCCAATGCTTCAGCGTCTCCAGTCTCCATGAAACGCTCTAGACGTTGCGATGGAAGCTCACCAACCGTGTAAATGTTCTTCTTGACGGAATCAACCGCCTTGTCGATGCCC